GGCAATCGCAGTATGGCCAGCTCCACGCTACCCGCGAGTGGTCAGCCTATGGTTTATATCTGGCTTGTGCTGACAGAATGACGCGGCTCAACAAGCCGTTCGACAAGAATAACCCGCCTTGCACCCAAGCTGAGGCATTGCAGGAAATTCAGCGCAATCCGGGCCGCTACCGGAATCACCGCACATACTGGGATAAAAGCAAGGAAAAGCTGAACTACTTAGAAGAAGACTGGAGGGAAAAATAATGTTCTGCATTCTACTCGGCATCGTCGCACTGTGGTTTGTGTTTGGTGGGCCATTTGACCGGCTGATGGGCTGGGATGAGCCCAAGGGCAAGCGAAACAATAATCTCTGAGCGTAGTCACTTCAGCCCGTGAGGCTGACGGAGGTATATGAGGAAGGTTCGCGACACTAACAGGCCGCTGCGAGATAGACTGATCGCAGCGGCCATTTGTATTGATTGCCAGATTGGCCCAGCAGCAGAGACTGTGCGCTGTGCGATCTGTGCCGAGGCTCACCGACAGGCCCAGCGCAAGCGGTATGCGGCCAAGCCGGTCAGCCCTGAACTACGCGCCAAACGCAAGCGGAGGGCAGAGCTGCGCAAGTGGCTTGAGCAGCGTGGCGTCAAGTAGTCGCAGCGGTGACACCCTGCTGAGGACAGATTGTCCCCAGCTCAAGCGTGTAGACCTGAGCGTTGGAGTCAATCACCTGCACGTCGTAGACGTATTCTTGCCCCGGTACCAGCGGCGCGGTCTGCGTTTTGCTGGCAATGAACGCCATTTCCACAGATCCGCCGTTTGTGGTGCCGTCGATGATCTGACCCGAGCTTGTCGACGTGCTTGTGATCGAGATCTGGAACAGGGCAGAGGCATCGGGATCAGTCGCCGCCGCCTTGACCGTCCAGTATGCCTTGCTGATCGTCGCGCCACTAGTCAGGCCGGTGTAGGTGCGGTGTAGCTCCCAGGTATCACCGGCGACCAGCTTCCAAATGTGGATTCCAATCTTCGTCAGCGGTGCCAGTGCAATCGTGCGGCGATCGCCTTCCAGCGTCTGATCGTGCGCCATTAACTCTCCTCCTGCTGCCCGTCATCGAACAGCCAGACCAACCCAAAAAAGTGGTAACTGCTCAACCCCTTTACGTCGAGAATATCCGAATCTTTGAGCTTGGGGTGGGGTAGCTCAAGCGGCTCCGCAAGTAGCTTGTTGAGCTGCCTTGTAAACTCCGGCATATGCTCCGGCGTCACCACCAGATCGCCATTGGCCCCGGCCTCGCCATATCGCTTGATCAGCTCCTGCCGCTTCTGCTCGAATTGCTCCCACTCGGGAAGCGCGACGCGCACGAACCGCGCCAGCCGCAGCGAAGCGTGCGCCGGTAGTTCACATTCCATCAGCTTGTTGACACTCACCCAGCTATTGACCAGCTGTCCCAGTGTCGTGTTCAAGGTTCCCATTGATAGCCTCCTGAATTGAATATATCCGCTCCGGTGTCAGGGGATCATTGACCACCAGCTCGGTTGGTTTCCTCGGGTACGTGTAAATCATATCAGCTTGATCGCGGGTGAGCCATCCGGTTTTTACCGCAAGCTCGACCTGGCGTATCAGCACGGTGCCATTTTGCCAGCCGGTAAGCATCAAACGATAGCGGAGAGATCCTGTCGGCGTCATTGCGTCACCTCCTGATCCAGCAGCAGCGACAAGAACAGCTCGGCCATTTCCAGCCGATCTTGCAGACTCGGCGGCTCTGGGTCGGGCGTCGGATCGTGAGCCGCCAACACCGCAGCCACCTCAGGCCGATCTTGGATCGCTTCATTTATGCCATCAATACGCGCAAGCACGACACCATTAGAGTTGAGGCTAATAATTTGCGTGTAACCAATCGCGGCCAATTCACGTCTGAGCTTGTCAAAGTTATATCTGCCGTTTTCTATCACGCCATCACCTCACCTGCAATGCCTGCATTACGTAACTGATTAAATAATGATTTAAAGTTAGTCGAAATGTTGCCATTGTTTTTTTCCATCGCGCCAAAATAATGATAACCAATCGCTGTGATGTCTTCATAAGTACCATAGCCAGGTAGAAAGCCGTAAACGCCAATCACTCCCTGTTGTATTGACGACAAATTAGGCTGACTGGCCAGATACATCCGTCCAAAATCATCCGACGCGATAGTGGTCAAACTGTCGATGGAAACAGCCGCCAAGCCGTAGCCGCCACTGGTGGTGCGCGACATTCCGCAGGCATCCAATTTAATCACTTGCTCTTGCTGGCCAATCACGATCTCAACTCTATTGGTGCCTAAGCCATTATATGGTCGCCACACATCGCCCGCATAGTCCCAGCCCTCGGTGGATTCGTAGGCCGTGAGCAATCGTTTTACTTGATTGTAATAATTGTAAACAAATCGTCTGCTTGTGCTGTCTGCTGCTCTGCCTGCTGTACCCGATATTTTAATTGTGCCCAAATAACGCCGCGTGTTGTTTGAATTGCTGACTAATACGCCATTCAATCGAGTCAGTGTAGTTGAGCGCGTATTATCCAAGGCTCTGATCTTGCCATTTGTAACCGTCGGTGCGCCACTTGCCGTGCTGACATAATCCAAAATGGCAGTATATGCCCCTGAACTGCCGCCGCTGCCGGTCACAGTCCATACATTGTTGATAGTTGAAGCGTTAGTCCCGGTACAGCCAAAAATACAAACATGCGTGCCAGTTGATAACGGATGCACGCCTGCTACTGCGTTAAAAGTCACGGTGACATTCGCGCTTGCTGTAATATTCGTAATTGAATATTCAGTATTAGTGCCCCACGAAACGGCCTCAAGCGTTACTGTCGAACCAGATGCATAGGCAAAAATGTCATAAATTACATGAGCCGATAAGCTGCTTAAATTCAAGGACGCTGAAGACCATTCATACACCTGCCAAGCTGATCCAGTGTACAAAGCGATCTTGTTACCGGTGTATGGCAAAAAATACAAAGTCCCGGCAGCCGTATCATCTTCATTTACATTCGTAGTGGTCACGGGATCTGTAGAAGACAAGGTTAATCGACCATCACAAATGGAATTAGATCCACCGCCACCAGCTGGCGCGGATGATGTCCACGTAGTGCCATTGCTGGTCAACACGTTGCCGGAGGTGCCAGGAGCTACCACCTGTAATGCGCTTGTGCCGTTGCCGAGCAAGACATTATTGGCCGTCAGCGAGCTTGAGCCAGTGCCGCCTTCGCTGACCGGAACGGTCGTATATTCACCCAACACGCCGCCATTGTTGTAAAGCACATTGCCGGACGTGCCTGACGTAATCGTGGTTGTGCCGACCGTAAGTCCTGCCGCTATGGTTGCCCACGCGGGATCAGCTCCAGCCCCACTTGTGCGCAAAAATTGACCGTTTGTGCCTGCTGCCAATCGCGCCCAGCCCGACGCGCCTCGATACAGAATGTCACCCTGCGCTGCGCTGCCGATCAGGTCAAGCGTCTGGCTGAGGGTCATCTCTTCAATGGAACCCGCTCCGGCTGACCGTCGGCCCAAGATGCGACTGGTCACTGAAACGTTTTGAATCTTGGCATAACTCACCGCCTGATTGGCAATGGTCGCTGTGATGCCCGTTGTTCCAGTGCCAGTGACATCGCCTGATAGCGTAATGGCTTGATTGGTTGTCAGGTAAGTGTTGGTATCAATCGACAACGTGCCATTGCCCGAGCTGGTGCGCACAAAGCCATTAGTCGTCAGATTGGCCAGAGCGGCAATTGACGGCGCGGTGAGCGTGGCTGACGTAGCGCGGACAACGTTGCCCGATCCGGTCGAGCCAATCTCTTCCACGTTGCCAGTCCCAGCCGTAGAACGACCCAAGAACGAGCCGGAGCTGATCTGCGCCAACTTAGTCAGCGTCACCGCGTTGGTGTCGATCGTCCACGTATCACCGCCACCGCTCACTGAGATGTCCCCCTTGTCACCGTCGGTCAACGCGCCGCCCACGTTCACGCCGGTCTGGTCATCAGACGACCAGCTCGCACCGGGGGGAAGGGTCAAGCGCGTGATTCCATACTCAGTGCCGTTGTCGTTGAAGATCAGCGTGGTCGTGTGCGTTTCGTCGTCGGGATTGTAGACCGTGATGGATTTGACAACGCGACGAGTCGCCGACGCTGGCGCACTTAAAATGGTGACAGCGGTGGTGCCGTTCAGCGTGGTCGGGTCAACACCCTCGGTGAAATTGGTGCCATCATGGTCAGCATACGCAACAATGATTGAGCAATTGGTCGTCATTGCCGCCATATCCATTTTGGCTTTAAGGGTTCGTGTCGTCGTATCCAGAATTAACAGCATTGTTGACCTCTATGAAATGAACCAAGCATACGCCTTGCCGATTGTCGCATTCCCGCCACCTCCACCGCCCGTCTGCTCAATCCACGATAACACGCCACCGGTATTACTCGACAACACATATCCATTGGCCACGGGATAATTGGTCGGCCAGACATAGAGAGGACTGGTCGCGGTGATACTGCTGATCGTACCAGTCAGGCCAGTCGGGCCAACAGGGACGACGCGGATCTCAGTGTTTGGCTTGATTGACGGTATCTCTGCCGCGCCCCGGCCAAGTCCGTCCGGTGATACCTCGGCCACTGGCGACCACGTTGATTCTCCCGGTCGCTTGATTTCAATCCGCGCAGTCTGGGTGCCAACGAATCCCCCAAAATCAAATTGGACGCGCCCTGAATCGCTGGTCGTGTAGCTGATCGCCAGGTTGTCCACCGCTGGCGGTGCCTTGGCGATCCACACCGATCCGGTATTCAACCCCAGTGTCCGCACCGCTGCCGCGTCGGGGTATTGATCCTCCATATAGAGCCGCGCCACGATGTTGACCCGGTGATCCTGGGTGATCCGCAGCTCCTCGATCCGAAAAAGGTGATTGTGACTGTCAGGGATGTTGTCGTGTTCAACGCAGACCACATCGCCTTCTTCGAGAAGCAACGCTTCGCCAGTCGTCTGAAAGCTACAGAAGAAGTCACCGTCCCGGTACTTGTAACGCGCAGCCTGCACCAGTCGATCAGCCTGATGGTAATTGTCGACGCACGCGCCGGAGATCTCCAACTTGTTGATCTTGTTGGTGAGCTCCTGATGGTCATAGTCGTTCTCGCGCAGCTCCGTTTGCTGGAAGTCCTGCACACAGTCTGTATAGACGATCGAAAATTGATTGTATGACGACTGACGGCCACCAAGAGGCCATTTAAACGTATCGCGGATGATGTTCGACTTGCTGAGGACACCCCGTGCGCGATTGCTGAACACCGCTGCCACGTGTGTCACTGCCTCATCCGTGTCGTGCGCGTTCTCAAGCGGCGCATTCAGGGTCAGCACGCCGAGCTTGGCGCGAAGGGTCACCACCGCTGGCTGGGCCTTGCTCCACGTCGCTTCGATATATCGGGTCAGGGTAGGGTGAGCATTGATGCGCGTCGCCAGCTCTGCCGCCGTGCTGCCAATCGTCGCATTGCCGCTGCCGCTGCCGCCGGTGATCGTCACGCCATCGACCACAACGATAGCCGCCGTAGCTGCGCCCGTCACGGTGAAATAGTTGGTGGCCTGCTGTGTGCTGCTACCACCAACGAACGTGGCCGAATAGGCGGTGACGTTCTGAACACCTGACAGCGTGATTGAGTTTCCGGCTGACGAATACGCTAGGGAGGTAACGCGCCGTGTTTCGCTCGTCTCCATTCCCGAGCCAATGTGGCAGTAGATATTGTTGTAAGCGAGTCTTTGCCACGCCGTTACATCCTCGACCGCCACCGTGGTTGCACCAACAGACGTGGCGTTGCGGAGCAGTGAGGTCAGCGCAGGCCGCTCGGTCTTGATCTGGAGCTTGCCATCCGCGCCAGTGACGAGGTATCCACGGAAGGACGGCAGCAAATGCTTGAACAGGAAGTCGCTGACCTTGATCGGCTCCTTCAGGTGCCAGTTCGAGGTATATCGCTTCCGGTAGAAGGTGGATGCCGGTGGGTCAACCGGCGGATTCTCCGGATCGTATGCGTTATACTCTGCGCCAAGCGTCTGCGGTCGTGACGTGATCTCACCCAGCACCCACTTGTAATACTGCCAATCAAGAATGCCCGTTGACCGGTATCGCTTCCAGTCAATCCCGGCTGTGCCGTTGTTTTGATCGTACCAGAATTCTTCACAGCCCGATTCATCAATGAGCGGCTCGTTGCAATACTTGGCAGTCTCGACCGCCACCTCGTCATCAATCCAGTCAGCCGGATAGTTGAGCGCACGCTCACTCGTGAGCAGGAAGCGCACGTGTTCCACCGGATTGTCTGACCAGTCAGTGTCATCGAAACAGGCCCCGCTTAGTGTCGGCGTCGGCTGCCACAACACCACCGCCGCCAGCGTGGGTGCGGGATCGCCGGTGTCTGGGTTGTTTCCCTCAATCGTGGCCTCGACATAGGCCCGATGGGAGTAATATTCATCGCCGAGAAGCGCACTGTCCGTCTGCTGATCCGGGTCATAGCCATAGTCTCCCCGGTGTTCGTATTTCGCCTGGAACGTCGTCGCCCAGCCTGCCGTGGTGTTGCGAACGTCCGCAAAGACTTGGGTGGGACTGGCCTCGCTGACCGGCCCTTCACCGGCGATAAAATGCCCGTAGAGATATTCGCCCGTATCCGCGTAGAGAATTGGCGTCAGGTCAATTTGTGTGCGGCCAAGGCCCATTGGTACAGACTGACCTATCGGGATGTTGTCAGAGCTTGACCACTGCTTGGTGGCGCGGCGACTGCCCAACATCGCCATCATCCCCGATGGTCGGGAATTGACCTTGAACGAGCCTATGACCGCTCGGTACCTGAAGCCCTGGAAGGCTTTGTGATTGCCATACTCAAAGCACTGCGACCACGATTTATTGCAGACGCTGGCTTCCTGATACGTCGCCGTCTTCTCTGTCAACGTCTGACCGGCAAGGCATTCCGTCCCCTTGAACTTGAGCGGACATTTCAGATCAAACTTGCTGAACGGAATCTCGTTCTCAATCGTTCCCAAGTCCTGCTTGGCCGTCAAGGTAATCTGCGCGTTCTCGATATCTCCCGGCTTCTCACATCGCCCGACAAACAGCACCACCGAATCGTCTGACAGCGACCGACTTACCATCCGAATGACCACGCGATACCCTTCCAGCGTGATCGAGGACAGCCAATCAGAAACCGTGCGATCGACGTTCGAAAGCGTGATATTGACCGAGTTAAACTTCTCGGTCATATATCGCGACACATCGCCCCGGCTGATGGCCTGCTGCTCATACTCCCACCCGTACCAGACCAGCGACGAAGCCGCAAATCGCCGTTCAGCGTTACCGGGGATCAGATCGGTAGTGCCAGGCGGATAGAACTCGAACAGGTCGACTGGCGCGAGGTCGCGCTGTGACGCGGTGAGGATTTGATAAAGCGGAGTCGATACGTTTTGCATAACTTACGCCGGATATTTGACGATCGTGGCTCGTCGATTTTGTGACCAGTAACGAGTGTGAGGACTCAACGTGTAGGAGCCATATCGACAACCCGTAATCACCTCGTCGGTGTGGGGATTGGTGACGCTAAACGTCAGGCCACCCGAGGTCGAGTCATAGTGGGCATCGAGGAGCGCAGCCTCGGCCACGCTCAACCCGTCCCATTCCACCTCAAACATTCTGACCTGCGCCGTCTGTCTCGTGTCGCTTTCCGATGAGCCGTCGGCATAGTTCGCGCTGTACTCATTCCACTGGCTGACAACCTCCTGAAATCGCGTGGCGATCGGTGCGCCTGCCGTCGGTGGCTGCGGTAGTGCCGTCGGTGTCGGAATCGTCCACGTTGCCGCGCAGCCCGTACCAAATGATGGCCCCTCGGCGATGGCGCCACTCCCCACCCCCACCGCTGGCCCTGTCACGATCTCAGGATTGATGATCTGCATATTGTGGCAGGCAAACCCGATGATCGGCTGGAGACCATCGACTGGCGCAATCAGGCTGCGATAGATGAGCGTACAGTCAATGAAATAGCGCACCACGCCGCCCAGGTTCTGGATTCTGATCACCTGCCCGTCGTTTGTCCAGATGCCGTCAGCCCACGCCTTGGCCGTCGAGCTGCCCTCATAGACATAAACTGTGTTGGCGGGGTGAGGCGGAACGACGTTGGTAAGCGTCTCCGTCGAGACGTGCAAGCAGTGCGCCCATTGCGTGAAGTTCAACGTCTCAACCATCGTCAGGCCGATAAACGCTCTCCCGTTCGGATTGCGGCCAGAGAGCTGACAGCGAAACTCCCAGTTCTCGTTGTTGCTCAGGTACTGATTGAACGCAGCCGCCCCGGCATCTGGCGCACCGCCGGAATTCGCAAAGCACGAATCCACGCCGCCATTGTTGGCCGTCACCGTGCTGCCGCTGATCGTGACGTTTGCGAGACTGTACCACCCTGGACGCTCAATCGCCATTATGCCAACCTCTCAAGTACTACCGTCGCCCCGTTGACCCAAGCTCTTGACCGGCTGTCAAACGACATCGACACCAGCCGCACCCCGGTATAGGTGACATTATCACGGCGATGGAAGAAATTGAACGTGACCGACCGGCCCCGCACGGCATTGTAGAAGTTGAGCAGCGTCTGAGCCTCAGCCGCTGACAACCCTTCATACTGAAGCGACCACCGACGAATCCCGCACGGCTGGACGTTCACATCAACCGACCCGTCCTCAAACTCGTACAGCGTGGACTGGTATTGAATCGGCTCATCAATCAGCCGCGAGATATACACGCTGGCCGGATAGATCAGCGCAATGGTGGGCTTGCCAATGCCACGTGTGGAAGCGATCGACGGAACGTAGATCTCCCGCAGGCTGCGCAGGAGTGCCGGACTGCCGACCGCGCTTGTTGAGCCGATGCCCGTTTCTACACGCAGGATGCGACCATTCGCAATGGCTGGATCACCGAACGTGACCGTTGAAGCGATCCCTGGCGTCTGAATGATCGGGATTCGTGGCGATCCGACCGCGCTTGTTGACGCGATCCCCGCCGCCATAATCACCGGGACTTGTGGCGTGCCAACCGTCGTCGTCGAGGTGATACTCGTCGGATAAACCAGAGCCGCGCCAGAGCTGACAATCGGTGAGCCGAAAGCCAGCGTCGAGGCAATGCCAGTCGGCACCACCGGGGGAGGGTGGGCCACGATCGTTGGCGAGCCGATGCCGACCGTTGAGGCGATGCCCGTCGGAAAGATGCCGACGCTATACGTGATCACCAGCTTGGGGTCAAACGACGTGCCACTTTGATCCGCCGAATAAATCAGCGCAACGGAGTTATTTGACGGAATCGTGACGCCGATTTCCCGGCTGTGCCTGATCGCAAACTTGGCGTAACCCGTCGAGCGATTCTTGATGTAGTCGCATCCCGACTGGTTGAAGGTCAAATCCTCATAGCTGCCCGTCGGCCAGCCTGACAACGCACGGCTGGCAAACTGCGTGGTAAAAAACGCGCTCCAATCACTGGAGGTCAGATCCGTCGAGCCGTCGCTGATCGAGGATTCAAAAACCTGCAAGCTGAATGTGCTGCCGTTTTGAATGCTCTCCATCACCAGCGACAACACCGCTGAATTGATCAGAAGGTTGCTGTCAGGCAGCGAGGAAACGTCAAACTTCAAAAAAGCGCGGCTGATGTAGTAAACATATGGATCGCCGGGAGTACCTGCACCA